TCGTTATAACCCCGCTCTTATTACTGGTTTGTTTAAATCTACATCTGCTGGAACTATTGATGGCTGGCACTTGGCTCAGAAATTTACTTCTTTACCTACTTTGAACTCTACGTTTATTCAGGAGAATCCTCCTGTTGATCGTATTTTGGCTGTTGGTGCTGCTGCTAATGGTCAACAGTTCTTGTGTGATACGTTCTTTTCTAATCGTGTTGCTCGTCCTATGCCTATGTATTCTGTGCCTGGCTTGATCGATCATTTCTAATTGTCTTTTACTATCCCTTGGGAGAATCCGATAGGATTCTTCTAAGGAGAAAGGTTTTTATGAGTCTTGCTTCTCTTATTCCTGCTGCTCTTAGTTTTATTGGCGCTGAACGTGCTAATGCTTCTCGTGAGTCAATCGCTGATGATGCTAATAAGTTTTCTGCTCAGCAGTACGCTACGCGTTATCAGACTACTGTTAAGGATTTGACTCAATCGGGTTTAAATCCTATGCTTGCTTATTCTCAAGGTGCTGGTTCTGCCCCTTCTGGTCAACAAGCTCAAGGTATTGAAAATTCTGTTTCTACTGCTGTTGAAGCTCATCAAAAAGCGTCTCAACGCGATTTGATGGCTGCTCAAGTTCAGAACGTTCACGCTGATACTAGTCTTAAGCAGGCTCAGGCTATTGCTGCTAAGGCTCAGGCTGATGCTTCTGAATCCGCTTCTCGCGGTTCTACTGCTCAAGCTAATAAGGCTACTGTTGAGATGGTTTCTCAGCAAAATTATGGTAATGAAGCTCAAAAGGCTTTGGCTGCTTCTTATTGGTCGCAGATTCAAGTTAATAAGGCTACTTTGCCTCGTATTGCTTCTGAAATTGTTCGTAATGGTGCTGATGCTGCTTTAGCTAATGCTCGTGTGAAAGAAGCTGTTGCTCGTGGTGAAATTACACAAGCTGATGTTCAACGTGCTATTAATGATGAACGTTATGAGCGTTCTACTGGTGGTACTATTCGTCAAGCTACTCGTGATATTGGTGCTATTGCTGGTGCACGTAATCAAGCTGCTCAAGCTGATCGTGCTCGTTCTATTCCTTCTCGTCGTCCATGATTTTTTTGGAGAAATTTATGAAAACTTCTGCTGTTTTCCTTCGTACCCCTTACAACTATGACACTATGGAAGCATCCAATGCTTCTGCTTTGTTATGTGAGGATCCTTCTTTGGCTCAACAACATGCTCGTGATGAGTCTGATATCAATACGATTGTTAAGCGTTTTGGTCTTACTGGCGAATTGCCTTCTAATGTTCGTACGCCTACTTATGGCGATTTTTCTGATGCTATGGATTACCATACATCTCTTATTGCCGTTCGTGCCGCTGATGCGGCTTTTATGCAGCTTCCTGCTGATATTCGTACTCGTTTCAACAATGACGCTGGAGCGTTTGTTGATTTTGTGTCGGATGACAACAATCGAGCCGAGGCTGAAAAGCTCGGTCTCGTTCCTTCAGGCTCACCTCGTGAGCCTGTCTCCAACCTCGCACCTGAACAAGGTGGCGAGGTAGCACAGTCTTCTACTTGATGTTAACTGTGCTAGGTGACACCTTTTTAAACGACTGGAGTATTTATGAATCCGCTAAAACGTCAATCTGTATCGAAGTACAAGTCTGCTTCTAAGTTCCGTAAACATGCTTCGCACACTAAGAGCGCTAATTTAGCGCCTCCTCCTATGCGTGGCGGTTATCGATTTTAACTATGGCCTGTTTCCATCCGTTGCATGCTTATCAAACTTCGGATGGTTCAATCATTTTTAGTGAGAGGAAGGGGGATGTTGTACGTTCTCTTTCTTTACCTTGTGGTCAATGTCGTGGGTGTCGCCTTGAGCGTAGCCGCCAGTGGGCGGTACGCTGTATGCATGAAGCTAGTTTGCATGAGCAAAACTGCTTCATTACTCTTACCTATGATAATGACCATTGTCCTTCGGACAGGTCTCTTAACTATGGTGACTATCAGAGGTTTATGAAGCGTTTTCGAAAGCGCTTTAAGGACTCTACTATCCGTTTTTATATGGCTGGTGAGTATGGTGAGAAATTTGAAAGGCCCCATTTTCATGCTTGTATATTTGGCTTCAACTTTCCTGATCGGACTTTGTGGAAACGCACTCCCTCGGGTGCTCTCATTTATCGATCGAAATTGCTGGAGGATCTTTGGCCTTTTGGTTATAGTTCCATTGGTGATGTCACTTTTGAATCCGCTGCTTACGTAGCTCGCTACGTTATGAAAAAACGCACTGGTAAGGGCGTTGGAGATCATTATGAAACTACTGATTTTGAGACTGGTGAAATTAAGGATCGTGTTCCTGAATTCAATCGTATGTCTCTTAAGCCTGGTATTGGTTATGAGTGGTATCGTAAGTTTTCTTCTGATATCTATCCCCATGACTATGTTGTAATCAATGGCCGTGAGGCTCGTCCCCCTAAGTTTTATGACAAGAAATTTGCTGATGACTTTCCCGAAGAATTTGAAGCCTTGCAGTTTCAAAGATTTGTGGATGCCGTCGACCGTTTCGACGACAATACCGATGAGCGGTTATGTGTTAAGGAACAGGTTCTTGAAGCAAAATTTTCTCGATTGAAACGTAACATTGAATAGGAAAATACAATGACTGATTCTGTCCAAATTATCGCTATCCGCGATATAGTTCACGCAGCTAAGTTGCTAAGGCTTCTTAAAGTAAAAGAAGCCTTGGTGAGTTCGCAACTTGAGTTTGTTCGTAATTATTTAAAGGAAAATGCGTAATGATTAATATCATTTGTTCTGTTAAAGATCGTGCTGCTGATGCTTTCGGTCGTCCCTTGTTTGTTCCTTCTGTTGGTTTGGCTATTCGTAGTTTTTCTGATGAAGTTAACCGTCAAGCTGATGACAATCAGATGTATCACCACTCTGATGATTTTGATCTTTTTGAGCTTGGTACCTTTGATGACTCTACTGGTATCATCGAATGCCATCCCATTCCTAAGCAGCTTGCATTGGGCAAGTCTGTAAAGGTTTAATCTTTGGGGCTTCGGCCCCTTTTTCTTTGGAGCTTTTATGCATCGCAATAAATCGGTGTCTACACACCAGTTCGCTATGATTCCTCGTGCAGAGATTCCTCGTTCTTCTTTTAAGATTGAGACTGCACATAAGACTACTTTCAACGCTGGCGATCTTGTGCCTATTTACGTTGATGAAGTTCTTCCAGGCGATACGTTTAATTTACGTATGACTGCTTTTACTCGTTTGGCTACGCCTTTGTATCCCACTATGGACAATCTGCATTTGGATTCGTTTTTTTTCTTTGTGCCTAACCGTTTGATTTGGTCTAATTGGCAAAAGTTTATGGGTCAACAAGATAATCCATCTGATTCAATTTCTTATGTTGTACCAACTACTACTACCCCTGCTAGTGGTTATGCTGTCGGTTCTATTTTTGATTATATGGGCCTACCAACTGTCGGTCAGGTCAATACTGGTTCTACTGTTTCTCATAATGTTTTGCATCTTCGTGCTTACAACTTGATTTGGAATCAATGGTTTAGAGATGAAAACTTGCAGAATTCTGTTACTGTAAATATGGGTGATGGCCCTGATACTTATACTGATTATTCCATTTTGAAGCGTGGTAAACGTAAAGATTACTTTACTGGTGCTTTGCCTTGGCCTCAGAAGGGTACTGCTGTTTCTTTACCTTTGGGAACTTCTGCTCCTATTGCTTATGGCCCTACTACTGGTACTTCTCATCCCCAAGATGGCAAGTTTGCTGTTATGACACAGACTGGTACTTATGGTCGTATGGATTATTCCGATACTTATCAAGGTACTGTCACCGGTACCAATAGTACTGGTGCTCAACAGTCTTTATATGCTGATCTGAGTCAAGCTACTGCTGCAACTATTAATCAGTTGCGTCAGTCTTTTCAAATTCAGAAATTGCTTGAAAGGGATGCTCGTGGTGGTACACGTTATACTGAAATCATTCGCGCACATTTTGGGGTTATTTCTCCTGACGCAAGGCTACAGAGGCCCGAATTTTTGGGTGGTGGTTCGACCCCTATTCAGATTAATCCTATTGCTCAGACTTCGGGAACGAATGCCTCTGGTACATCTACTCCTCTCGGTAATCTTGCTGCCATGGGGACTGGCCTTGCTCATGGCCATGGTTTTACTCAGTCCTTTACTGAACACGGTGTCATCATTGGATTGGTTTCAGTTCGAGCGGATCTTACTTACCAACAAGGTCTTCGCAAGATGTGGTCTCGTTCTACTCGCTACGATTATTACTTCCCTGCTTTTGCTATGCTTGGTGAGCAAGCTATTTTGAATAAGGAAATTTATGTTCGTGGTACTTCTGATGACAATAATGTATTTGGCTACCAAGAGCGATGGGCGGAATATCGTTATAACCCCGCTCTTATTACTGGTTTGTTTAAATCTACATCTGCTGGAACTATTGATGGCTGGCACTTGGCTCAGAAATTTACTTCTTTACCTACTTTGAACTCTACGTTTATTCAG